CACTAAATATGTTTTATTTATGTTTATTTTTCTTGGAGCATTTAAGTTGTCTGTAAAAAACAATAAATCATCAATAAGGTTTACTCCATTAATTAATAAATTTTTGTTGAAATTTAATAAAGATGTAGAAACAACATGGTAAAATAATACAAAAGTTCTAGTATTATAAGACGCTATAATATCTACTTTTCCAGTTACGGTAGAAAATACATTTGTAGAGTCATTTACAAACCAGTAAATAGTTTCAGTAGCTCCATCTTCATAAGCCCCTATACATTTTGCATTTACACTTAAAGGTTGATTGTTGAAAGTTAATTCAACTAATAATTCATTTCCTTTAGAATTTTCTACAGCACCTATTTCAGTTCCTTCAGTAGACCCTAATCGTACATTTAAAGCATCAATATATTCTCCATTTGGAACTAATCGTTCATCCACGGATTTATTCATCCTACCTTTTAAAAAGTTTCTTTGAATCTTAGCCATATTATTTAATCCACTTGTTTTGCCCTCTTAGATTCATTAATAACCTCCCTGGGTGTATGTTGCTTAATCGTATCTTTGCGTTCCTTAGAAGCGCAGATTTCTCTTTTCTAGACCTGTTTATAATATATTCTTGGACACCATACTTACTTGATAAAACAGAAAACTTTATGTATGCGTAAACAAACTCTTCAAATAATTTATTTACACTAATATCTGCGTTTACACCACCTTCCATTCCATCAGAAACATATTCCAAAACAACTAATTCTCCCGACATGTCAGAACTAAAATTAATTACGCCTGATTTTTTATTTATCCTAAACGTAGGATTAGCATTTGCTGTCTCAGTATTTAAACCATATCTACCTCCTATTGGATATTCAAAATACCATATTCCATTGTAGAAATATCCCTCTTGCCCATCATATGAACTTTGTTGATTTAAATATATAGTTTTTCTTGTTCCTTTTATTCTATCAATATCTACCGTTGAAAATTCAGGTTTTAAAACATTACCTTCTTCATCAAATAATATTTTATTATTATTATCTTGTAAATAAGCACTACTCCAATTAGTTTGAATATTTTCTGTTAAAGGAAATAAAACTCCATTTTTATACATTGAGATTCTAACCCAATTAACATAATCATCTGGTAAAATAAATCTTAACTCATCTTGAACAGACATTTCTAATATTTTAATTTCTTTTAAAGAATCGTAATTTAATTCTTGTATTGCTCTTTTAGAATGAAATAAAATATTATACCTCTCTACATTGTTTATTAACTTATCATTACCGACGTACATTAACATGAAATTAGTTACAATTTCTTTTAATGATACATATTGATACGAACCCCAATTCTCATTTTCAGGATTATTTCCATCATTTTCGTAATACTGATATTGTGTTAAATATGCCATGTCTTATCCTTGTTGTGTATTATCTAATTGTTCTTCTCCTTGAGCAAACTGAACTAAAGGTATTTCCCTTATTGACATCCCTGCATACTGAAGTATCTTATTAATTAAATTTACTTGGTCAGACAAAGGCAATTCAAAGTCCTGGTAATCAGCAGGTGACTCATCAAACAAAGGTTCTCCTTGTGCTAAATCTATATAAGTCCATTTAGGGTCTTTAGGATATCTAATATATTGACATTTTACAGTTCCGGTTAAAACAGGATATATAGTAATTTGATCAGCTTCTGCAGTATATGCAGGAAACATTGTAGATGGTGTTGTTAAATGAGAACTGTTTAATAAAAGTATTTTACTTTGACTAACTCTTTCTATCTCTGTATTTCCTTGAAATATTTTATTTACTAAATAATAATCTTCAGGCAAAGGATATAGTCCAGCGTTAAAAACAATAGGAGATGTATTTGAAAAACTATCAATAACTTCTACAAGGCTTTTTATAATATCAGCATAATCACTACCTGAAACTCTTGCGTTTTGTTTTACAATCCACGAATTGTATTGATAAAAATAATCTTCAAATATATCTAATTGAGCCTGTTTTGCGTAAAGATTAAAATCACTAGGAGTTATGTATCCGTAATTATTTTTGTTTGCAATAGAAAGAACAGTTGCTCTTACTGTATTTATAATAGATGCCATTTAAAACCTTTTCACAAATATACAAAAAAAAAGAGGCTTCAAAATTTGAAGCCTCTAACATGAAAACAACTTACCCCTTAAAAAAGTTATTTATAGTGTAAATATAAAATAAATAAATTAATTTTAGATAATTATTCTATTTTAGTTTCAAGTATTCTTAAAACCTCTAGCCCTTCGTCACTTTGAAGGAATGATGCCAATATAAATAAAGGATCTTCCCCATAAGGAACAGTTAGTAATTTGTTTTTATTTCCTTTGATGTTGTAATAAACATCTTTTTTGTTTTTAATTATTAAAATTCCTTCACTAAAAAACTTTGCACATTTATTTTGAAGTCTTAATAATGGGTCATTTAAAGCCTCCATGAATTCATTTGGATATCTTTTTGCAAATAACCTGACATCTCTTTTTAATTCAGATGAAGTTAAATTATCAATTTTTAATCCTATTACAACTCTAGCAATAGTTTCAAGCATTTCAATATTTAATTCTTTTGCAGCAATCTGAGAATCCAATGCTAAGTCTAAATAATCTACATCAGAACTTGCGTCTTTTTCTTTATCTACTTCTACAAACATATTCCCAAGACCTGGATGAAAAGATAAAAACTTTTGTAACATTTGATTTTCTTTTGGAACAAATAATAATCCATCCTCAAATACAATAGGTTCTAATATTACATTACTATCTTGTTCGTCTTCAAATATGCTTTTTTGATTAGGAGAATATCTTAGTATTTTGTTTAAACCTGTTTGATCATCAAAATGTAAAAGAGGTTTTCTTTTTGTATTTCTTGATGGTATTGAGTAACTTAAAGGTGCTTGGTCTTTTGTTAGTTTGTAAGTTTTATTTACAAAAATTAATTTCTTTTTTGAAGCTAATGTTGTCGCTTTTACTTTTATTGACATTTGATTTTAATTTTAATTTGATTTATAAAAAAGAGGTGGCATCCCTTCTAGGGTTTCTGCCACCTCTATATTTACTTCTAGTTATTGAAAATAAAGAAATTGTTAGCACCTAAAGTACATAAAGCTCTTTCTGACAAGAAGTTTACTTCCATCGCATCTAAATCCGATGTAGCAGCTCCACCAGCTGAACCTGTAATCCAAGTCTTGTAACGTCTATCTTCAGTTTCTGAAGCTCTATATCTAACGTGTAAGAATGGTCTCTTAGCATTTTTACCAAGTACTTGGTCATAAACTGTAGTAGAACCTGCAGGAACTAATATTCCATTTACAGAACCTCCTACAATATCTCCACGCATTGTTGGGTCATTTAAGTATTTCCAATCAGTTTTATAGAAATCATAACCTCTACGGAAACCAGTGAATCCTAAATTAAGAGCCATCTCTTCATCATTGTCAAAAAGACCATATGAAGTTCCTCCTGCACCATAAGAATTTTGAGCAGCTAACATATCGTCAATGTCAAATCCAAAGTTTCTGTTTAAGAAAATAACATTTTCCTCAATAGAACCTTGCTTATCTAATCTAGATATAATAGCGTCAAAATCAGCTAATGAATCAGGATTTGCACCTGCCCAAACATTTCCTCTTTGTTCTACAACATAGAAAAGACCTTCTGAACCTTTGTTTCCTACACCACTAGCAATTCCTTCAACAATTGCTGCTGCTCCAGAAGCTGCTTCTGCTGGTACTGCTTCAACCATTGCTGTTTCTAAATAGTCTTCAAAACGAAGTCTAGTTTCATGCTCTGATTTCATATACCATAAGAAACCTGTTGCACCATTTTCAGTTGTTACTTCAATCCATCCAATCTGAGCCATGTCAGAACCTGATACTGCGTAACGGTCTTTAATGATAATTGGAGAGTTGTCAAAAATAACATCATCAGCTTCTAACTGTCCTTGCATTCCTATAGATCCCTTTTGGAATTCAGAACCATAGATAAACAAAGAACATACAACTGCTGCTGCCATTGTTTGTCCTCCTGCTTCGTAATAAGCAACGTCAATCGTACCTGCTGCAGTATCTACGGCTGTTACAATAGCTTTGTTACTTAGTACTGAATTTGCTGTACTATCAGACAACATAATTGTTTGACCTACACGAATAGCAATAGTACCTGTTCCAGGAACTAAAGTATCTCCAATAGTTAATGTTGCTGTATCTGCTGCTGCTGCTGCTGCTGAAGTTACATTTGTATACTTCGTATGTAATCTTCCTTGCTCTGCCCATTTGATAAGGTCTGAGTTAGAAGGCATTTCAGCACCAACCATTCTTAAAAATGATGCTACTGATCTGTTTCCATAACGCTCAAATTCTTTTTCGTAAGTATCTGGTAGATACTGATTTAAGAAATCAAAGTTCGTTATATAATTTGTTTGCAATAATACTTGTTCCGAACTTGGTTGCAAGTCAAATCCTGGTGTTGCTTGTACTGACATTTTTTACTTTTTTTAATTGTTATCTATTTTTACTTCTTATTCTTAAACCTTTTCCATTATCTTCTCCAACAGCCCTAGCTTTAAATCCTGTATCGCCAATTACTTGTGGAGTATTTCTAACATTCATATTAATGTTTTTACTTTTTTTAGAAATATCCCCCATATTATCTGACTTTCCTTGCTCATAAAAATATTGAGCAAAACGCTCAGGATCCATTGCTGCACTTAGAGCTTTATGCCAACCTTTTGCATCAGAAATTAATCCGTCATCACCTACATATTTTCCTATGAAGTTTTCTAGATTCATTTGTTTTGCTTTCATTTCATTTGCATCCCCATAAGAATAACCAATTTTTTTGTCTCCAACTTCGAACTCAAAACCTTTGAATTCTGAATTAAAAACTTCATTAGTTTTCTTTGAAAAATACTCATTTTTTTTATGATTAGCTTCTTTAACAGTCTTAGATTCTTGAATAAACTTTTTATACGCATCAAGTTCCTCTTGGATTTCGTTTGAAACAGCCTTCCCACTTGACTCAAGAGGAATGCTATATTTTTCTTTAAAATCATTAAGATACTTTTTTGCCTTAGAAAGCTCTCTTTTTTTAGCTATATTTTTCTTTTTAATTTCAGATTCATCATCTATATCTTCATCATATGAAAATTTTGATTCAACTAAATAATGAATATCTTCATTATCTAAATCCTCTTCTGTTAAAGAATAATATTCTGCTAACACTTGGTCATCATTTAAATC